TAAAACTATATCGTCATTAAGCATTAGAACGTGAGTAGCGTTCATTTTGTCTGCATAATCCATAAGCATATTCCAACTTTTTGCAACTCCCAAATTTTCTTCTGGTCTGTAAATCATAAAGTTTTCTTCCCTTGTGATTATGTCTTGTTTACCGTTATCACATATAGCAATATGCGTATCTTTAAAATCTTCAAAATACCTTTGTAACGCTTCGTTTAGTAAGTCTGCCCTATTTAGGGTTGGTATTGCTACTATTAGTTTAAATTCTTGATTCATTTTATTGTTTTTTTATAAATGTAAATATATGCTCTATTATTGGTAAAGTCCAACCATCGCCTAATAAACTTGCTGATTTTGATTTTGAAAGTATATCACAATAATTATCTGGAAAACCTTGTAATCTTTCCATTTCTATTTGGTTAACTGTTCTAACTATTCCATCTTTATAATAAACTAAATTAGGTGTTTGTTTCCCTTTTGCAATTCTTTTTTTTATTAATATATCTTCTTTAATTGGACATTTAACAAATTGTTTATAATCAGATTGAAGCATTGCATTTCCTTTTACTCTTTCAACTTGTCCATCAGTAATAATATCCTTAAACATTATACCTCTATCTTTTGGCTGTGGAATATCCGTAACTAAATCAAACATAGTTTCCTTTGTTTTTATGTTTGACCAATAATATCTATCTCTTAATTGAGCTGTAACTAAACTTGAATTTATGCGACAAGGATATACCCCCAACGCTCTACTCATAATACCAACATCTAATTTACTTGCACTACCAACATTTTCTTGTAAAAATAATACATTTGGATTAAATAATTTTATGTGTTCCAATATTTCAATAAACACAAAAAAAAGACTACTCCTACTCCCATTTATACCAGCTCTTTTACCACCTATGCTTAAATCCTGACAAGGACTTCCACTTAATACTAAATCAATGCTTTTCCAATCAATATCCCAATCCTTCCATTTGGTTACATCGCCAACTTGAATTGTATCTGGAAAGTGATATTGTGTTAATTCTATTGCATACGGTTTAATTTCGCTTGAATAGTATTTACCTATTTTAAAACCTTGATTTTCTAATGCTTGGCGACCCGTGTTCATTCCATTAAATAAGCTAACAACATTAATTTTATCCATAGTTAATTTTCTTTTTCGTATGCTTTTTTACAGTTGCTATCACAGTAGTTTTTCTCGCAAGGTTCTCCACAATACGAACACTCGTTTTCGGGTTCGTCTTTAGATTGTTGTTTCCAGTTGTCGTAGTTTTCCATATTTTTGTTGTTATAATTATTCGTAAATTTCGCCAGTAAACATATCTACTGAATATTGCTTTGTTCCTTTTTGTGTTATGCTTATTTTTTGAACTATTGCACTTGTACTGTAATGGTCGTTAAACTTCTTTGATTTTAAATAATATGTTATTTTCACATAATCGCCTTTTTCAACTCTTAATTGACAAATCAACGCTTTTATTTCAGTAAAACAGACAAAAGCAACGGGTAAATAAATCTCGTCTTTTTTTACCCGTATTACAATTTGCATAACCGTATCGGTTGCACTAATTATGCTTATTATTTTACCAATTACAACCATATTAAAAAATATTATATGTAAAATTAAATATTTTATTTAATATTTAATCATTTGTATTGATAAATTTTTTATAATTAAATTAATATCAGCGTTTTTAAGCCAATTATTGACTGCGTATTCCCTCGCATAACGGTTTACAATATCTTTTTTTACTAACTTGGTAAAACCAACACCGTTAATAACATCTTTTAATGCGTTCCCTTGTGCTTTAGAAGTAAACATTTTTTCGCCATAATTTATTGAACTTTCGATTAACTCTTGTGGCATTGGTTTAATAACTAAATTATTTTTCCAAAAGAAATAATAAAGTATATCTCCAGCATCGTAATAACTTTCGTTTTTACTTACTGTTTCTTTAGCCATTTTAAGTAATATTTTAAAATTCTCTAACCTTTCAGCATCGCTTGGTGGTATTACTGAATTTTGCTCTATTTTATCTAATTTTTCTTGTACCTTAAATACAATTGTACCCCTATGTAATTGATATGATTTTAAAACTTTTGAAACATAAATAATTGATAACATACCGTAAGGATTAGCATCTGTATCAAGTTCTTGTTTTACTAATAAATCAACCGCTTCTTTAATATCAAAAGCACTAAAATTTGGAAATTCATTTTTTATGAATTTTGCAATTTCGTTAGTTTCGGTTTTGTCTGGTTGCTTAATTCCTAAATAGGTTGCCCAACGAATTATTAAAGCATTAACCAAAGCTAAATCTTCGCTTGTATTAAAGTCTTTTAATTTTTTTGCAGTCTTATAGGCATTATACAATTGCAACTCTTTTGAAGTTGTATTTGGCAAAGATTTTATTATGCTACCAACCGAGTTTGGTTGCTTCGACAACTGTGTCATACGCTTGTTGTTGTTTATTTGGTTCTACTGTTACTATTTCATTTAGATACGATTCAAACTTATTGCTAAAAAGAGTTTGCGGTCTTAAAAATTCTGCAAATTTTGTGTTTAGCCACTTTGTAGATTTTATTGAAATTACTTTTATAAAATCCTCAACTGTGTAACCTTCATTTAATCTTGCATCAATATAAGTCCTTGTTATTTTTGAATTGGATTTATAACTTGAACCAGTAGATTGATTAAGATAATTTACAATTTCATCGTAAACTTCGATTTGAACTTTTGTTTCTTTTTTGGGTTCTACGACCTTTTTAATTTTTTCTGCAATTACTTTTTTTGGCGGTTTTGAGAAAATCACCTCAATATCACTTAAATTTTCTTGCTTTTTAATTATTATTATTTCGCCCCTATTTTTGGTTATAGAATAACTTTTTACAAAGTTTGGAAATATGCTTATTCCATAATCTATAATTCTATAATAGGTACTTGCCGAAATATTATCAAACCTTACATTTGTAGTCAATTGCAAAGGTTTACCTTCTTGATACTTTAGTAATAAATGTACCCACACATTTCGATATGGTTTACCTTTTTTACTAACCTCTTGAATAAAGGATATGACTTCCATTTAATTTTCATCTATAAGTTCATCATAAGACACACCCAACGCTTTTTTAATCGGTTTTAAAGTATCAATATTGTAATTGGTTCTTTTACCATTTATGATTTCATTTATGATGTAGGCACTTGGGGATTTACCTTCGTTTGTTTCCTTAATCAAATCTATAAAATCCCTTTGTGTCATACCTCGTTGTATAAGTAATTTGTATAGCTTCGTTACCTTTACTGTTATTTCTTCCATTATTCTATTTTTAAGGTTTCAAGTGCTTTAAAATAATCTTTTTTGGTTGCTACTTCGTTATATAATTCAACAAAGTTTTTACTACCAGCATCGACTAAATATTTTGCAATTTTTGTTCTTACTTGTTCAACTGTGCTTTTTTGTGTTTTTTGGAATAATACATCTGCGAAATTATCCATTGCTTCAAAAGAAGGCGATTTAATTGCTTTCATTTTATTTGTTGATTTTATTTACATATTGAGTAAACGCATAATCTACATTAGCAACGTGCCATTTACCATAAGTTATTGGTCGCCCAAATTTGTTTTTAGTAGATATGCTAACGCAAACTACATCAATATTGTATTGTATTCTTAATTGTGATATTCTTGCAGTAAGATTTAATACCCCTAATTGCATTGCTGACTTTCTTGTAATTGTTTTTACTAATAAAAGTTCTGCTAAAATTTCCGCAAGTTGATTTGTTGGATTTTGAATTACAGAAGGACTGAATTTTAATAAATTTTCCATAGTTGTTGTTTGTTTAGTTTCTGTTGTAAAAATTGTTAATTGATTTTCTATTTTTGGTTTTGTAATCCATTCTGGATTAATTGTATTACTAATTTCTTTTATTGGTTCATTGTGAATTTTACGAGTAAAAATTGTTCTAATAATATCTGTAATAAATCCCATAGCTTACAAAATTAATTACACCATTGACTACCAGTTGCAATTACTCCAGAAACACCGCTTACTGTTTTAGTAAGTTGAGTACAATTGTTTCTAACTGTAAAAGTAGAAAACGTAAGCACACCTCCGTTATTGTCGGGTATGTTATAAGACATACTTTGAACAACTACACCGCAATTACAATCTGTTGTAGATGGTGCATTAGCCGAATCAGTTGAGCAACCTACTAAAAAAATTGCTCCTAATAATAATAATGATTTTTTCATTTTTTTTTAATTTATTGATTAAAGTTTCACAAATATAATAATTATTTTAATAATACAAAATATTTTAAAAAATATTTTATATTATTTAAGTTTAATTTAACTCTTTTAGCGTTTTTTCAATTAACTTTCGTAAATCATCGTGGATTATAAAATGTAATGCGGTTTCAAGTACTAATTTTGATGTAACTAATTTCTGTTTTAAAATTTCAATTTCTGTCATTTTTTTTGTTTTAAATTATTAAAATATATTTCCCATAATCTGCATATTTGCCAACATAGTATCTTCGAGTTGGTCTGAATCCATTTGTAAAGATAAACTTGAACCATAACACACGCAATTTATATCTCCAGCTACATCGGTTTCAAATCTTATAAAACCAGCCGAAGTTGGATTGAATTGCTTAAAATCTGAATGATTGTTTAATCCAGAAAATACGATAATTTTTTTGTCGTTTGTTTTAATGTACTTTGCCATAATTTATTTTTTATATTTTTTAAACCACTCTATTAAATAATTCTTTTGACTTAATTCGCCTTTGTAATTATAATTCCAATCAAAGCAAAAATCATTAATCATTTTAAATACTTCTTCCTCACTAAAACTTTCTTCAATTCCAGCTAATATTCCAGCTTCAAATAATTCATCGTAATTTTCTCTACCATTTAAGTTTTGCTTATGCAAAATTGAAATCCACTCTACCCTATCTTTAATTGTTTTAATTTCCATAATTTATTTTTTTAATTTTTTAAGTTTAGTTTTCAGTTCCGTTGGAAATTCATTTTTGAGTACCCACTCAAAATAACCCATATCATTAACAACGGGTTTGTGCATATTTTTACCAAACGCCCAACACACATCGCCATTTTCATTGATATAAGTTTTGCCACCAACATCGTATCTTTTACGGTTTCCTTGACAATAAATATCAATATCTTCGGGTGTCATATCTGGCTTGTTTTCTAATTGGTGCATTAGCACTTCAAATGTTGCTCTTACATCGTTTAACGCATCGTGCGAACCTTCCAAATCTTTACCAGTATATCTTTTGTAAACTTCGGTAAGTGTATTCGGTTTAAGTAGGCGTTCATACTTCAATACATCTACTAAATTAAGTTCCCACGTTGGAAATTCAATATCACATCTACCAAATTCCTCAATAAGCATTGGAACATCAAAACTATCAGAATTGTAACCAGCAATATCACAATTTTCAAAGTAATTAAATAATGATTTTGCTATCTGTGAAAAGTACGGAGCATCTTTAACGGTTTCGTCTGTAATTCCGTGTATATCTGACGCTTCTTTTGGTATTGGTATTAATGGTTTTACTAAAATGTTTTTTTCTTCTTTGTTTCCATCTAAATCAATTTTGATACAAGCTATTTGAACTATCCTATCTGTTTGAATTACGATTCCCGTAGTTTCGATGTCAAAAAAAATAATTGGTTTTGTGATTTTCATTTTATTGTTATTTAAGTTATTGTTTAAGTTATTATTTAAAATAATTTTTGTTGTGCAACGTGATTGTTAATTCGTTGCATTGCTTTGTCAAAATACTCTTTGTCAAGTTCACAAGCGGTTAAGTCAAATTTGTAATCGTGACAAGCTATTGCTATTGAACCTGAACCTAAATGCGTATCAAGTATTTTGTCGCCTTCCTTTGCGTATTTATCGAGAATATATCGGTACAAATCAATTGGCTTTTGTGTTGGGTGTATTTTATCAGTTTGATTGTGTTTATGTATTCCGTAATCATAAATTTTAGCGGGTGTTTTCAACCCCATACTTACCCAAGCATATTCAGCACTTGCAAAATTATCTACCGTTTGTTTTTTATTCCAAATTAAAAAATATTCAGTTGGAGGTAAACTGAAATTATTTGCCCCCCAAATGATTTGATTTTTAGAAACCCTAAAAAGTTGATTAAAATATTCTTCTGTTGGTTTTATGTTGTTCCAATTTTTATGTTTATCTCCAAATGTTGTTGTTTTTTTACTATTTCCACCATCATTTGCTTTAAACCTTTCTAATCCATACGGAGGGTCAACAATAGCCAAGTCAAAATAAAAATCTGGGTATCTTGCCATAAGTAACATATTATCTTCATTTGTAATAGTTAAACTCATAATGATTTTTAATTAAATAATTGAGTTATTAATACACCACATACTGCACCAGTTCCAGCACCAAATGAATACGTTAATTTTTGTTGAATTGTACTTACTGCAATACGAGATACATTAAAAGTCC